TTGTACAAAGCTTAATTCAGTTAAAATGCTTGCTGAGGATGTGACTGCAGAAGGTTGTTTGGATAATTGGCTTGATGGTGTATCCTCAACTGGTACATTAACCAAGAAAGCAGGAACTGAACTTCCTGAAGGTGATTCTGGCATTCCAACAGGTTGGACAGTTGTGAATGTATAGTAATTTACGAGCAGTCATATATATTTAGAATAAAATAAAAAATAATTAAAGAAAAATATGGAAACAATAGCTAGACAAGTTGTTAGCAATCAAACATTTAACAACATCAAAGATTATCAGTTTATCGCATGTAACATTGAGAATTGTATATTCAGTGGTAACCTAACCGCAGAGTTTGAGTGCTGCAACATCAAGGAGTGTGACTTCTCTGGTGCAACATACAAGACAGTTAAGTTCATCAAATCAAACATCATCGACAGTAATGTTGATACTAGCAAGGCTGTGCTTGATAAGAGCAACATCATCAACTCTGAGGATGAGAAACGTCTATCTGAGGCAGAATAAGTCACATACTCACAGGCATATAAATAATAAAGGGTGAAGATCAACTCCTCACCCTTTTATTTTACTTCTTAATGATACCACCTAGCTTTGTTATATCTTCCAGGAAGTAACTAAAGTAGACCTGTCCATGCTTCGTTGCAACATCTACATAAGACATGAACGACTGGAACATATGATAGTTCTGATGAACCTGACATCCCTGTGAGAAGTTCTGTACTGAGCTCACATCTCTATCTGTCCTGCATCTATGCATGTTTATACCAAACATACCAGACTGGATTGATTTAGGGTCTCTATCAAGCACCTTATTCTTATTACCATCTCTATATACTTTGCAAGGAGAGTACTGCACAAGAGCCTTATGAGACATATCACTCTTATGATATCCCACCTTCCACAGTTTACGATACCATCCCTCAACCAGTATAGCACATCCCTTTGAGTTAATAGGGTCTAGGAGTGCTTTATACAGTCCTGGATCAGTAGTAAACTTATCATACACCTTATAGTGAACTGCTTTATTAGAATCAAACCAATAAGCCACTAGGTAATCATTGAATGTATCAACATTTGCCACATCTCTGATACCGAACAGATTAAGGAAGTATGGAGTATCAAAGACCATACCACCATTCTTTTTCACATATTCCATCAAGGAATTAATATTAACATCTATCATAAAATAACTAACTATATTTTAAATATATAGAGAAGATATTTATTTTTAAGTATAACGAAAATACTAAATCCTATGAAATCATTATTCTCCAACATGTATGAGTCCTTTGCGAACACAGCAAAGATAGAGGATGTGCTCCATGACAGCAACAAGCTCAAGAGCGGGTTCTTCTACTCGATCATACAGACATCGAACACAACCAAGAAGTTCAACTGTAACCCTATATGCATATGCATAGGACCATCTGATGTTGATAGAGACTGTATCAATGTGATTGATCTCTGCTACATGCCCAAGAATCTGAGATACAAGTTTGTTGAGCTCTTCTTCAATGTATATGCTGATCAGATCAATGATAGACTATCTGGTAGTGATAGGTTTAATGATGTATCTAACTTCAATATCAGGGTCATCCAGTCATTCTTAAAGATATTCAACATATCCAATGCAATCACGAGGGTCAGGCTGGGTGATGTGAAGAAGATCAGTGTGATTGATTTCATTGATATTGCCAGCATCATTGATGATATAGACAGTCACGATAACTTCATAAACACAACAATGAAAGAACAACAAGTAAGAACAATCAAAAAAATCACAGGTTGATTTTTTAAAAAGCGATGTTTCTTATTTATATTAAATCATAACCAATTCAACGATGCTATATGACTAAGGATGTATTAAAACAGTATGTGGGGAGAATCAAGCAATTGATAGACCAGTCCGATGAGTTCGTCACAAATGCATATGATATGTGCAATATTGACTTCACTCAATCAACACTATATGATGCAAACGCTCGCCTAGTTGATCTATGCATTACGATGATATGTGATATATACACATCCAGCAAGCAAGAGCGTGAGTTGTTATATGAATCGATCACATGGTTCTTTTATGAGTATTACTACACATGTAAGTCAAGTGGTAATGAGATGAGCATACAAACAGCATCTATGTGGGATAAGGACAAGAATCCTATATGCTATGATATTGATTCCTTGTGTGATGAGATAATGTCTTATAAGAAATGAGTAAGAGTGATGTAATAAACTTTGATTTTCAAGGGCATCCGGAGTATAAGATGTCCCTGAGATCTATCCTACAAGAGTTTGGGTTTAGATCTAATGATGCAACTGGGAAATTTGAAATATCAAACGATGACCCTGTACTTGACAGTTTTCCAACGCGTATGATAGATGATGGTATGGGCTATTGTGTGGGAAAACAGAAGATAATATCTGCTAAAATCACATCAGATAACCAGATATATATCCTAACTGAACCTGAGCTACCATCTATAGATGAGTGGGTGGAGGATGGTACTTTTCCAACAATGCCTATCTTAGTTGATAATGACGTGTATTTCGTTAGTCAGTTAGTAGCTGGTGAATATGAGTTGTATGAGTCAAATAATCCAGAAAAGATCATTTACTTACCAAGAGAAAAAGTGAAAGAACTACTTTAAAATGGAACAGGAATATAGAAATGAATTACGTGCTTTCTTAGTTCAGTTGAGAGTATCTCATCATCACATAATACATCTTATGTTGTGATTGCACATAATTTTACAGAAGCAGAAGACATTTATTGGAATGAGCTTCATGGATACAATAAGATTCTATCAATAGATGTTATACCAAATATAGAAGGTGTGGCATTTAGAGTTGAAGAATAATGAATATGAAATAATGCTTTCTTAGTTCAGTTGGTTAGAGCATCGGACTGTTAATCCGAGGGTCCTTGGTTCAAGCCCAAGAGGGGGCGCAAAATAATGGTGTGTTAGTTCAGATGGTTAGAATGCTACACTGTCACTGTAGAGGTCGTGGGTTCGAGTCCCATACACACCGCTTAAAACTGACGGACGAGGCTTTGGCACATGATGCAAACGCCGATAGTGGGAGATGAGAATCGCACAGACCACGATGGTTATTAGCAAACAAGGTGGTGGGATGCGAGCGGTCAGTTTTTTAATTTAACACATGTCTGGGATAGGCAAAGATAACTTTTATATTGATATGAGCAAGCTTGGGGTAAAAGAGTTCTATACAGCTGAAGAGCTGACTCAATCAATATATGAAATTGCGAAAGAATATGTTTGTAGCAAGAGACAAAGATAATGAATTAAGAGTATATACAAAGAAACCAATCAGATGGAAAGAATATAATATATGGTACGTTCCTGAAGATGATGATGGTTATCCTCAAGATTATGAACTGAAAATTGACCAATCTCTTTTTCCTGAATTAACATGGAAAGATGAACCGATTGAAGTCGATTTAGTAAAAAAAACCAAAATTTTTTAATATATTAATGATATGAGCAAGCTTGAAGTAAAAGAGTTCTATACAGCTGAAGAGCTGACCAAGTACAAGATACCATATGATCCATGTGAACGTAAGGATAATAAGGTGTTCAAGAGCATCATCAACATCATGTTCCAGATGGTCGGTCGATCATATCAATGGGCACAAGCTCATGATAAAGAAGATCTTCTAGCCTGTGACTTAGTAGTGTTTCCATCTGAGAGTGAATATGATAAATTTCAGGATGTTGCATCAATGATCCTACGTAAGCAGTATGGGATGAACAAGAAGACTGCAAGGAGAGAGATGTCATGGTTCAATCTAATGCAAGGACTGACCTTCTTGAGCGAGCGGTACACAGATGATGATTTCAAGACTGCTCTTCGCAACAAGATCACTGATTATGAGCAAAGGCATGGTCTACTGGCGTATGAGGATGGATATGAAAAAGAGCTAAAAAAGTACTGTGACTTCAATTTATGAGAAAATTTATTTATATTATCATAAAAACAATTATATTAACACATATTAAAACGATAGAATAATGAAATGTTAGATTGTCTATATGTTGAAGAAGCGCATGGAGGATGTATAAAAGAAATGTGTCCAGAATATCAATCAAATATAGAAGAAAATTTAAGTATATGAAGGTAAAAGAATTAATTGAAGAATTGAAAAGTTACAATACAGAAGCCGAGGTGACAGTTGGCGATAATTTTTATATAGAAACAAATAAGACAATCACCTCATTCACTGGTACAAAGGTATTTGCAACACTCGCTGAAGCAGAGGAACTTAACAATTATAATACCATTGGGGCAATAATCTCATATAAAGAAGGGATAGGTTATACAGTATGGAATGGAGACCCTGAGAATCTTGAATTCGATTGGAAAGCCGTTGCAAAAGGTAAGTCAGAGACAGGTGAACAAAAAAGCGAGGGATGGAGTTGGAACCAATTCTCTCTAATCAATGATTACGGTACAGTAATTGCTATCTGCTGTGGTCGTGGCTTATGGCTATCAACTGCTTGGACAGGTTCAAGAGATGCTAAAATGTGGGCCATCAGTGGTAGTGAACTATATAACAATGTGTGTCGATTCGCTATTCAAAATGATGGACGTGCCATTGCAAGACATATGTATGCTAATGCTCGGCATATAGCAGATTCACCATTATTCAGCGATGCTAAGGCATTTGACAGTGGTATTGCGGAAACCGTAGGACATTGGTTTGTGCCATCTAAGAAGGAGCTTCTTGAAATACAAAACAATGCTTGTACATCTCATAAATCAGAAAAAACATCTGTATCATGCGATTATGATAATTACCTATGTTATGCTGCTAATATTAATAATGCTGATTATTGGTCTGCTTCGCAGTACTGTTACATCAATGCCATCGCCTTTGACGTTTACTTCAAGGGCAGCTACGTAGGCATTAACTATAAGTTCACTACATATTTGTCGTTTGTTGCCCTGCATTTTGGAGATGCACTATCATAATAAATTAATTTAAGTACATGAACATCATATTATTAATTTTTTCCATTGCATTTATAATTTTTTGGATATGTGGAATAATATCAGTATATTTGTTAGAAAAAAGAGATTATAACAAAGGTATTTGTCCTAAATGTGGAAAGCCGTTAAAATGCATAGATATGGATTCACAAGGTGGTAGATGGTATGTTTGTACCAATAGGTACAACAGAGAAAATACATGTGATTATGATTGTTGGGTATCATACAATGTAGATAATATAAATTAAAAAAGATAAGTATTTTATGAAAAAAGAAATTCTAAAACGATTATATGAGTCAGGTGACATAACACTTGATGAGCTTCTCACATTATCAATAAATGGTGATGAAATAAAAGCTGAATGTGATAAAATAAAAGAAGAAGTTACACCAATCAAGATAAGCATAGAGAAACTTATTGATGAAGCTACTGATGATATAAACAATAGTCAATATGGCTTAGATGTCGATAACATAATTAGATATATGTATTCACATGAATGGAAATGGCTTGATAAAAACGTCACAAAAGAGATGTTTTACGACTATACACGAATGCTCATTAGTGATGTCATCAATGAGGCGAAAGAATATATATGTAATTGTGGTTTGAGTTATTATGATATATGCAAGATGGATAAGTCTTGGTCTAGCAGCACAGGAGGTATAACTGTTACTGCATACATAAATAATGCAGTGCTTTCAATAGAAGTATCTTTTACTATAGACAATGGATTCGCATCAGTAAACATCAAAGATATAATGGAAACAGAATGTTATGAAAGCAAATGAATTAATGATTGGTGATTGGTATTTCAATTCTGACGGAGATGCACTAATATAATACTAAAAAAGTTAATAATGATATAATTTGATCAAAATTCAAAATAAATATATATCTTTGTAGAAAGACAAAAAAAAACAATTAACATATAATTCTACATATCATGAAATACACATTCAAAAAAATAAACACTGATTTCAAGGAGTAAGGCTTTACATTAGTCAAGCGTACAGACGGCACTATATCAATATTTGATGAGAACATGGATTACTTCGGCAGTGTGTCCATATGTGATGATGGTATCTCATTCAACAATATGATATATGATAAAGCCAATGTGGTCATTGATGAGCTCATATGTGATATTGATGGATACGAGATGATCAAGCCATGCAAATATGGTAATATAGATGGTGTTGAAATACATAACAGATATTGGAAAAGAATAGGTGATAAATAAGAATAATAAGTAATTATGGGATACGAATTTACATATAAATTAAAGCCTGAGAATCGTGAAGCAGTTAAAAAAATGGCCAATGGCCTTGGGATAACTAATGCATGTGAGGAATGCATTGATGATCTATGTACAGATTTTGCATTTGCTATGATGAAGCCTGAACATGGTGACATATCATCAGTACGTTTTTACATCAAGCTAATAATGACGAATATATATCAATGTATATTAGGAATGTATCTCATCGATGCGGCTAAGCGTGATGATGATGAATCCTTCTTCTGTGGGTGGCATCTTGCTAATCTTACAGCAGACTCTATTCCTGTTGAACCATCTGACATATGGAAGGGTAATAGTATAGTCACAGATATACTCAAGATGGCAATTCTTGTACCTACACCAGACTATTTCACAGATTCAGAAAAATTCAATTCTAAGTTTGAAGAGGTGATGACTCTCATCAACGACTTCCGTGACTATGCTGAAGATAAAGCGATTGAGTATGTGGTCATCAAGCTCAAGCAGATGGGTGCTGAGATCACTTATGATGAGGATGATGATATTAGAGATGATTGTGATAATGCGTGCAGTATGATTGAAAACAAGATTGAAAACATATGATACAAGAACAACTAAACACATTGATTGCTGATGCTATGAAGTCGGGAGACAAGGTCAGAGTAGAGACATTCAAAGCAGTCAAGACAGCATTCACATACTGGAAGACCAACAAGACAAACCTAGGTAAAGAGATGAACGAAGCTGTAGAGACTAACATAATACGCAAGCTCATATCCCAGTATGATGACACTGCACATCAATGTGATGATGGCAAGCATGATGATCTAGTCCAGTCAGCTCGACAAAGCATAAGCATACTGAGCAGTTATCTGCCTGCAGCAGCAAGCGAGGATGATATAATCAATCTGTTCAAAGAGCTTGAAGCATCAGGTGTTGAGCCAATAAAGAAGAACATGGGAATATTCATCAGATACATAAAATCTAAATCACCTGCAGCAGATGGTAAGATGGTTAGTGAGACAGTGATGAAAAACTTAAAATAAAACATATATATGAACAGTGAAAACTCAAAAACTATGAAGAAAGAGATTCTAAAATGATTGTATGAGTCAGGTAACATAACACTTGATAAGCTTCTCACATTATCAATAGATGGTGATGAGATAAAATATACTCCTGTTATATTTGGCTATGATAGCAATACGCAAATATTATATGGCATTAGTGGTAGTGTGACACTAACCTGCGACCATGTAGGTTGCGACAATTACAAGCGATGAACACAGAGCAAGGCAACATAGACAACATGAGAAGGGCATTGGAGGAGGACAACCTGACTACTGATGCCAAGGACATGATAATGCGTACACTATACGCATATGAGCAGAGTCGCATGGCGAATCGTAACCACTAGTTGTTAGGGACTAGTAGACCATCGTATTGGCACTGGGTTGGCAGATCCCACGGAGTATAACTGCCTTGAAGCTTCAGTAGCTCAGATGGCTAGAGCAATTGGTCGTTGGTTCGAATCCAACCTGAGGCTCAAATAGAGAGCCGCAACCACGAACACAACATCAGCATAATCTGATTTGCGAAAAGGTTCGGTGATCATCGTATTGATCTAGAGTTTTTTTTTAATTATTTTTCTCTCTCGGAGTATAAGAAAAATATTTTTCACTTTTATATAAACACATATGAGCTGGTCAGATTTTAAATACGACATTCTTTATAACAAGCTTTATAAGTCATTCATCAGTAAGCTATTCATTAAGTATGACACATGGAATCTTGATATAGCTTTATGTGATTGGCTGATATATAGATTACTTTACATGATCAATCATCATCATGGCTATCCTGTTGGTATCATTGATCAAGCGATTGAAAGAGGTCTGATCACTAAGGAAGCGGTCGATGACATCAACAATGCATCGGTACAAGATAAAGTATCTGCTGTATGTGATGATATATGGTGTGATGAGTTGTATGAGATCGCTAAAGGGCTTGCTTCTTACAAAGCAATCGATAAATATACAAAAAGATTTTATAAAAAGGAATGTCTTCATCTAGATGAATTATATGAGTTTGAGATCACATGCAAAAACAGGTTCATGGACTCAATGTATCTCCTCATCAGATACTTCGACAACCTCTGGGACTAAAAATATATGAAAAAGATTTTACAATGGCTGCATCTAACCAAGAGCACCAAGGAACAATATAAAGAACGAACAGATACCAATAGTGATGTCTATGAGAGATCCTCATATGACTCTATCTTGAGGATCCTCCACAACATTGAACAAAATAACCATTAAAATACCTTTATCATGAGTAATGAATTTGAAAAGAAATCCAAGTGCTGGAAGTGCAAGTGTTCACGCATAATAACCAAAGAGCCTAATGAGATTGAGCTGGTCTGTATGAGTGCTGCATGTACTAACTACAAGAGATAATTCACTTTTAAAATCAAATAAACATGACAAAAAAGCTATTTTTAATTTCGGCATTAGCCACAATGTTATTAACTTCATGTAATTCATGGAAGAACAACGCACCTGTTGTAGCTGTTGAAAACGATCATGGTGTATTGATGTACACACATGACTCAAGCTACATCTACCTTAACAGTGATACTTGTTATATAATCAAGAGTCGATGAAAGTATTTCTCCTCATAATAGTTGTGTATGTTCTTCTTGTGATGCTATTCACAACAGGATTCATTATAACTGTTCGTGAGAGCATAGAATCCAGGAGAGATGTGATGCATGCTATCATATTCATAATCATATCTCCCATCATACTCATATTCATCATCACTATGTGTTGTACAGATAAGTTGTTATATAAGTAAATTTATTTATGATCTACATTAATTGCAAGCACTTCCCACCAAAAGGATATAAAGCGATATCTCTATTTGGTATAGTCATTCATCGATCCGATACTGGTGAGATGGATCAATCTGATTTCCAACATGAGGAGATACATGCACTTCAGCAGAGTGATACTCAGACTGCTGCTCTGATCATCGCATCTATCATGTGTACATTTTTCCCTAGTATATGGTGGTTTGTTGGTGCTATGCTCCTTCATCTTGTTCTTTATGGACTACTATCTGTCATATATGGTATTGTGTGGTGGATCAAGCTAGGTAGTTATAAGGAGATGATAACAGATGAGTTATATTACTACAAGAACCCATTAGAGATGGAAGCATATACAAAAGAGGATGATATAACTTATCTAGCCAAGAGACATCCATTTGCATGGGTTAAGTATCTACGTCAATGATTATCAACTACTTAAACTAAACTGATTATGATAGCATTAACAAAACGATCACCAGATGTACAACTGATCCAGAGCATCCAAGCACAAGAGATTGAAACCCTCAGAGATCAAGCAGATAAGATCATGTCTACTCTTGAGAATAGATCAATTCAGTGCGATAGGATCAGTCTTGATAAAGAGTGGACATCCATCATGAACAGGATTGAATCTATTGATCTTGAGCTAAGTGATAAAGTATACATGTCTGGTAAGAGTGGTAAAGACTTTGATGCATATGAGGTCATTGAGATGATAACTCCAAATAAGTGGATGATCCGATCTCTTCGTGCAACACTAGATCCGCAAGCAAAGAAACAAATAGATCTTGATGTTGAGGATGGAAGAGGTACATTTGCTTCTGTTGCTAACTGCTGTCAACGATGGATATATGAGTCTGCTCCATCTGCACCATTGATTGAAGTAAACAGGGTTCAGGAGAACATATTCACATCACATGGATCATCAATCATCTTTTACCCAGGTAAGTCCCCATACAAGTTCCACGACTATAATTTCTAGAATATGACATTTGCACATTCATTTTGGTCAAAACCACTCTACAAGAAGAAATTCTTTGATATTGAACAAGCTATTGAGATAATACTGTATGAGTATGCACTATCAGCTAGCTTAGTTCATAAGTTTGGACATAAGATAGTATTATACACTGATCAAAAGGGATATGATATATTAAATGTCATCCCATATGATGATATCATTATTGTTGAGAACACCATCACGGATAATCATCACTTTGCGGCGAGCATCAAGTTTGAAGCACTTAAACGAATGTCATTAGGTGATACCCTTATTGATGGTGATATCTTTCTTCATAGACAAGCCATATATAACATCATTAAGACCTCAACCCCTGATGTTCTTGTATCATTTTTTGAACCAAAGTCATATATTGATGGAGATAGAAAGTCTCATGAGACCATGTATAGGCTACTAGATGTGGATGGTCTTGTGTTTGATCATGAGGATTATGATAGCATTGATGGGTGGTACAATACATCGCTCATACACTTCAACTCACAAGAGCTAAAGGATGCATATATTGATCAGTATATCAAGAACGTGCGTATGGTGAGTAATATTGATTTTGGTATAGTATGGCCTGATGTGGTGATTGAACAACGCAATCTTGCTAGGTTGTGTGAATCAATGAATAAGACAATAGATGTCACTGTTGAAGGCTTTCCTACGCGAGAAGCAAATGATAGAGCATTTGCCATTGGTATGATGCACATAGGTGCGATAAAAGCTGCTCATCACCCTAATGTCATCAGTGATCTAACCAGTATTAATCCAGATCTTATTAGTAAGCTAGATAACCACATCAAAGAGATACTACCGATTATAGAGAAGTCACTTGATTGATACTTTTGTCCATGACCATATATAAAGTGTTATGGACTTTAAAAAAATACTACTATATATAATGCTTACATTGGGAGTATCATCTAGTGCAAGCACCCTTCATTTAACTACGTCAGATGACCTGATCAACACAGATGTGTGGTCATCTTATGATACTTTATCTATTGATAATGATATACGGTTAGATCAACAATGGACTCCCGTCAATATATCCAATAAGGTTATCAATGGAAACAATCACACTATATCCAATATCTACATCAATGAGTCTGCTAAAGAGGTTGGTTTCTTCAAGAAAGCTATCTCACTAGTTATTAATGACTTAACATTTGACGGTGAGATCATCAACACAAGAGAATCAATAGATAACTCGAATGGTAACTCAACTGGACTCATCGCATTTGTTGGTGAGAAAGATGTAGATAAGAGAAACCTTCTATCCAGACAACCAACCATACTTCATAATGTACATAGTAATATGAACATAACCACTTATGGTCCTCAATCAACAGTAGGCGGTCTTGTTGCATGGAAGTCCTATGAGAACTATAAGTTATACATAGAGCAATCAACATTCAGTGGTACCATCACAATCAATAGCAACCAGAGACCGAATGCCATCGGCGGTCTCCTTGGTGTTGGTCACTACTATGATTATATTGATAACTGCTTGTATGATGGATCAATCATCATAAGCAGTCTACGCAAGAAAGGTACATCATCAGAGGGATGGCATTATGATGGAAACATAGGTGGTATAGCTGGGTACATGGGCAAGGAGACCAATGGAGGTATAACTAACTGTTTATCAGCAGGTTACTTTGACTTCGGTGGTATTCGCTTCAAGAACAACGGTGCTATTGTTGGCATCATACGCACTGGTACAATCAATGATAATAACTATTTCTGTAATGACACTCTCACAATAGGATCACGTGAAGGAAGAGATAATGCAACCAGTGTGAATGCAGAATGTGTTAGTGAGAGAGATCTTATATCTGGATATGTATGTGCTCATCTCAACACTGATGATGTGTTATGGTCACAGGTACTAGGATATCAGTTATCTGGTAACTACACACCAGGATCACCATGTCAACGTCACCCAGTCTTATCTACAGAGCATCCAGTCACAGATAATGATGGTGACTATGTTGTTGACTACTTCTTCTTTGATGATGCTGGTGATGATATGGTCACACCATCAGACATGACATCTATGCTTGTCAAGAGGGTTCTTTACTTCAGAAACATATCATCTGTTGTGACAGGTGGTGTCATGGCTGTATGTCTTCCTTTTGATATAAGCACTGCTGATGGATCAATGTTCTCATCAACAGCATACATATACAACTATGCATCCGCTGGTGATGATGGTGTAGTTAACCTAGTGTGTTTCAAGTCGATCAGTGATGATCATGTATATGCAGGCACACCTGTGCTATTGGTCAAGGGTGAGAACATGAGCACATGGATCATAAACTCATACAATAAATACATAGTACCAAACCCACTCAATGGCTTCATGTCTGATCACACCAAGGAAGAGGTGGTAGGTGTTAATGGGTCCTTCATAACAAGTAGTCTTGGACCTGGTTATTTCAAGGTGAACAACAGTGGTACTGGACTAGTATACACAACACCATCAAGCCACACCTATCCATACAGATCATACATCAAGATACCAGATAACATCATCATGCCAGGAACAGCATCCGTATCCACATTCCGTAAGATAGAGGCTGTCTTCATGGATGACTTTGAAACACGTGTTTCAACAATAAGCGTTGATAACGTGGATAATACAACATACAAAACACTAGAAGGATCAGATATTGTTATCATCAAGAATAATGAGAAATTTGATCTCCAAGGAAAGAAAAAGTAAACCACTATATGATAAAGACATTTGCTGAATATATAGCAGAAAGAAGAGCAGTAGGCATCAATGATATGCAACAACATAAATATGAAGATGTGTTGAAATCCGCTGTGTGGGATTATGTCTCTGGCTATACAACATCGATCAATGGTATATTAAGGAAGAAACGCGTCATAAGGAAAGGCTCTGATGAGGTCATAGATAAGCTAGATAAGGCGTTTGAAGTCATTGGTACGAATGATGTCTTAGATGTATACAGAACCGTTGAGTGGGTCTATCTGGCTAGTGTATATGGAATAACCAAGGAAAACATAGATGAATATGTTGGTAGCTCCATAATAAGCCGTGGTTATATGTCAACAACGGAATTGTTCAAGTCTCCATGGGGTAAATCATGGATGGATGACGATGTAGTCATGCACATAACAAGTGACAAGCCATATCCAAACATCAATATAAACAAGGTGTTTAACCCTGATGAGATAGACTGTGAAGATCAGTGTGAGATACTGTTACCAAGGGATACTACTCTAGAATTGGTTAGTTATAGTGTTATGAATGATACCAAGAAAGGGTTTAGCAAAAATGGTACATATGTACTAGAGATGCGAATAAAGTAAGAAAGTAAATTTATTTATGAAAAAATATATAGCACCCCATATAGAGAAAATAGATATATCAGAGGATATATGCTCTACCTACAATATTGTATTTGTCTGCAGCACCTGGGAACCTGATACCGGTGACAGCAGACAAGCTCCTGCATCTGGTTCCTACATTTTTTAAAAAACGCAAAAAAGTATTTATATTATATCATAAGAGAGTTTTATAAAAACATCTTCGCGATAATTGTAGAACCTGTATATTTTGATGATAAATATGAATAATCGTAGAATTTTTAAGATAGACGACATTGTCTATGCCTGGTCAAATGAACGATATGGACAAGCTCATCTTGTAGAATGCTTAGTTCAAAAGGTTTCTGGTGATGATATTGAATGCTATGCAATGTATGATAATAGGGCATTCTGGAGAAATAAGCATGATGTTCTTACATATGATGAATTAATGGTTGATGTAAAAACCATTATTGCTGATCATAAAGAAGATTTGAAAGATATCGATGAAGATATAGTTTCTTCCTATGATAATGAAGTTCAAATGATGGCTAAAGAATACGAAGAAACTAATTATGGGTATTCTGTGGATATAGAAGATGAAGACAATACGGATTGTTCTAGTCAACAAAACATTATAGATGTTCATAATGCTTTTTTAGCAGGATTTACTAAGCATAAAGAAACATGCACACAATAAGGATTTAAAGTCAAATTTCACATTATATCATAAGAGAGAACTGTAGCCATAGTGGTGGAATGGTAGACACGAAGGACTTAAAATCCTTTGATCATTGTGATCGTATGAGTTCGAGTCTCATCTGTGGTACATAACATTATTTTTAAACGTTTAAATTATGGAAGAAGTAAAAATGACAAAAGAAGAACTAGAAGCAAAGAAAGTAGAGATCAATGCAGACATTGATAAACTAAACGAGGAGTTCAAGGCTTTGAGTAAAGAGGTTGATGATATGAACATTGCTGAAGGAGGCAAACCATATCGAATCAAGATCGGATCAAAAAGCACATACAAGGACATCATGAATTTTGTAAACAAAGAGCTTCCTTGGAGCCTACAAACACTTAATAGCTTGACTCTTCTATACTCAGATCTTGAATCACAAAAAGAGTGGGTCAATAACAAAGAGGAGTATGATGAGACCATTGAGCTAAAGGCATATAACATCCTTAACTTACATAAGAGCCTAACACAAGGAAAGTATGGAAAGGGATATATTGAGGCTAAATCATTTATTTACCTATGGAATCGTGTTTGTAGTGGATTTGATACAGTTCTAAAAGAGATCGATGATGCATTTGAACCTGTTGCTGCAAAAGAGGCTGAACTAAAAGCTCTTGAGGAGAAGATACGTGCTGATTATGTTGAACTAGGTGAGGTCGACATGAAGATTGGTGAGTCATCAGAGGAATAATATTTGTAACATATTATACGGTTTGTTTTATTTGTAGAGTGAGTGGGTAGTGAGTTTATCACCCCACTCTCTATTTTTACTCTAGCATGAATATAAAGAAGATACAATTTAAGAATTTCAGAAGTTACAGTAACCACATAACGGAGATCAACTTCAATGATGTATCCAGCTTCAACCTTATTGTTGGTAGAAATGGTAGTGGTAAATCAACCCTTGCTCACGTCATTCAATACCTACTCTATGGTCGAATAGATGGTGTCAACAATAAAGATCTAGCCAATCGCATCAATAGAGAGCTGTGGGGTAAGATTGATATTGATTGTAGTGGTCATCTATTAGAGATCGAGAGAGGATTGTATCCAACAGTATTCCGTGTCAAGATAGATGGTGAAGACTATGATGTTGCTGGTAAGCTTGATGTACAGAGGCTCCTTGAAGAGAAGTACTACAAAATCAACTACAACATATTCAAGTCTCTTATCATATTAAATATCAATGAGTTCAAGTCACTAGTAGAGCTCTCTCCTGCCGATAAGAAGAAGATCCTTGATAAGATATTTGGTTTTGGTATATTAAATCAGATCTTTGACAATGTCAAGGGTGAGTTCAATAGTCTAAATGCATCTCTATCTAACATAGACGCAGAGATATCCATGCTAGATAAAAACATTGAATCAACCAAAGCTCGTATAAACGGAACATCTGATTCCGATAGCATGGAGTCCTTAGCTAGCTACAGTGATAAGCTAAATGATCTCATGGCTGAGCTATCAAAGGTAACAGACACCAAGACTAAGCTAGACAACATAAATGAAACTCTCAATAACAACATAAGGGACAAGAAGACACAGGTAAACCTTATTGATAATGAGATATCTCAGATCAACAAGAAAATAAACCTATTCAAGAACTCAATATGTCCTCTATGTGGATCTGATTTAACAGGTGATCATTATGTTGAGGAGTCTAATAAGTTAAAACAAGAGATCATCGAGTTAAATGAACAGAAGAAAGCATTCAAGCAATCACAAGATGAACTAGTGGATAAGCTGTCTGTTGTAAAGGATAAGTTTGACATCATCAATTCCAAGATCACCAGCCTCAACAATGATATAGTTGCTGTTAGAGCGAGCATGGGAGCTATCAAGAAGATCAAGAGCAATGCATCATCCATAGACAATCTTCTTGCTGAGTTCTGTGATAAGCTAGATTGTCTTCTGCGAGATAGAGAAGAGATGGAGAGCAAGGTTGAGTTCATCCGAATAGTCATGGATATATTCTCTCAGAACGGAGTTAAGAAGTATGTCAATCAGATATATGTCCCTATGGTCAACAACCTAATTGCTGAGATGTCTGATAAGCTACAGCTATTCTACAAAGTTGAGTTTGATGCTGACTTCAACTGTAAGATCTATCAGAATGGTATAGAGGTCAATTACTCCACTCTATCGTCAGGTGAGAAACGTCGTCTTGATCTTGCAACGATAGTAGCCTTCATCAAACTACTCAAGATCCAGTCAGCATCATCCAATGTGATGTTCCTTGATGAGATCCTATCTGTCCTAGACATCAACGCTATTGATCAGATGATAGACATATTAACTGATCTAAGCAATGACCTCAAGTGCAACATATTCCTCATCCACCATGCTGACTTAGAGTCGTCCAGGTTTGATAAGGTATATACGATAACCAAGCACAGTATGTTCAGTGAGATAACAGAGAACTAAAAAAAAAGAAAGATGTTAGATTCAGTTCTAACATCTTTTTTAGTATCATGGCTTCTCCACTTTAATGAGCTTGATGAATTTAAAACTACGCAAGCTCCTCCAGTGCTCTTTTTCCATATCCCAGAAGCAAACCTGATGATTAGGTGGTACTCTTGATCCTGTTGGGTGCTGTGATTTAGGTATAAGATCAAGATTAGTAGTACCAACCGCTTTTCTCTCCTCCTCTTCTCCTGGTTTTGATCCTCTCTTTATAAATTTAAATGTCACTATATACTTAGATAACAGCTCTTTAAACTGTGATCTATTCTTAATATTCATAGGTCCTTTCTGAATATACTTCTTAACTGTCTTTGTTCCCTTTGTCTCATCGATCACTTCGATCTCATCTTCACAAAAGAACACATCACCATCACATTCAAGTATATACTCTTTAAAGTGTTCAAATTTAGTAAGCATTTTGATTCCTTTTTCATATATATCACATAGAACTATATTTTAGAACATAACAGTTATATCATGAAAAAATTTTCATCTCAATTATCTAATATAACAAAGAGATCTGCTGAGTTGATCACTGAGTCAAAGAAGTCAGAAAAGATCAATGTGATTTTTCTTTCAGCAAAAGCAGGTAAGACGATCAAGGCATCCAACTCTCTTTTCATCTTCCAGCAGAAGTGTATAGAGAGGGGCATGAACTTCATACTCATTGATCCATCAAAGGCAACAATCAAAAAGATTGATAGTGACACATATGCAGTATCTGAGTTTGGTGACGATGGTGTATCTGAGTACATTTTGAACAAGAAAAGCACAATCATTGTTCCTCGCAGAACAGTGCTCAAGAACTCAGAGTCTAAGTCAGTACTAACAAAACTACAGAATGCAGGCTTCTTCTGCTTTAACACTCTTTCATCATATGAAGCATGTGAAGATAAGTTCCTTACTGGTCAGCTACTAGATAAGTTTGGTGTACCAACCCCAAGAACAGAGATCGTTGCGAAGTCATCTTTAGAGAAGCTACCAGAGAAAATACAGAACATAGGTGGTCAGTTCCCTGTTGTTTGTAAGATATTAGATGGTACCCAAGGTATTGGTGTATTCATTTCAGAGTCAATGATGTCACTTAAATCAACTCTTCAAACAATGTTTGCACTATCTCCTGGATCTGACATCATCCTACAAGAGATGATTGATTCTGATTATGATCTAAGAATACATGTTTTATTTGATGGTTTTGAGTCATACAACTACAACAATGATAACTTCAGAATCATAGGATGCATGCAGAGAAACAAGCTAGATGGTGACTTCCGCTCTAACTACTCTCTTGGATCAACTGCAGAGAAGGGTACTCTAACAGAGGAGCAAGTACAGATTGCGATCAATGCAGCAAAAGCAACAGGGTGTCGTTGGTGTGGTGTTGATCTCATCATTGATAAGAGAACAAATCAACCATACGTCATAGAGGTTAACTCATCTCCTGGTACAAAGGGAATCACAACAGCTGCTGGTGATGATGTTGTTGGTATAATCATGGATATGTTCAAGACATTTGAGTATACTGAGATTGATGCAAAGACTGTTGGTAGATATGAGACAATTAGATGCAACACCCTAGGTATAAACAGTGCTATTAACTTCAACACAGAGAATCACGTAACAGAGATGAGATGTTCATCTGTTACCATTGATGACTTAACAGGCACAGCATCATTTGTATATAATGGTGGTACATACAACCTACCTATTGTGGGACTACGCAAAGGTCATCCACTTGTTGAGATGCAGTTCAAGTTCAATGGCAAGAAGTACAATGATGAGCTAGTCATGCTAGTCAACACTGTTGATACTAACATCATAGTAGGGGGAACAAAGATACTTTCAAGATTTGGTCTTGAGAATGTTGATCGTATAAGCTGGATACTTACAGATAACACAACAGATTTCTCTGTTCCAGTTGAACCAGAAAATGAAGAAACCAAATAAATATGGGCTGTAACTGTTCAAATCAGAAAACCATTAAAGAAAAGATAATGCATATCAAGAAGGTGGTCACTGAAGATATTAAAGATCTTTGGGACAGCACCTCTGATTCTCGATTAGTAAAGAAATCAAAAAATGCATTCGTAATAAAGAAATAAATTTAATTTCAGATGACACCAAATTTAGATATAAGAAACAAAGTAAAAGACATTCTTAATCAACAAGTTAATGAATGTGGTATGGGTGAGATAGCTGCACCCACAGTAGATGCAACAACAGCCAATGTAGATGTTCCTGGTGATGGATCAGGCGATATCCCATCTGCGTTCACCGAGGACTCTGATGATGATCATAAAGTATTGTCATTCAAGACATTCATACAGAAAGCAGCCGGTGAGAAGTAAATTAAGTGAGTATTTTTTAAAAAGTCTAGATTAGTATTTATATTATAGTAAAGAGATTAATAAAACAATATATTTAAATTAAATTAGTGAAATTATGAGTAAAATTAGTGAAATGGATGATTTATTCAATTTTAGTGCATCAGATGTGGTAGCACAAACACAGACAGAGAAGAAGTCAAGAGTGGATGATTTTATCTATGCTCCTAAGCTAGCACAATCAAAGGATGGTGTATATAGAGCATTGGTTCGTTTTGTCCCTCACCTAAAAGATGGTAGACCACAGTTCTACTTTGGTGCATCAGCATGTTATCTAACCAAAGCAGACGACACAGATGGTATATTTGTATATACTCCAAAAGAAGGTAGGAGATGGAATGGATGTCCTATCTCAAAGGTAAGCTATGAGCTATATCGCACAGGTCAAGCGGAGGGTAATCAAGTCAAGATCGAGCTTAGTAAGAAGATCAAGGTCAACACTAACTACTATGCATTGATCCAGGTTGTAAAGGATGCTGTTAACTCAGATAACAATGGAAAGTTCTACTGCTATCGTTTCGGTGAGACTGTAAGAAAGAAGCTTGATGAGGCTATGAATGGAACCGAGTTCACAGAGGCTGCTAATGTATTTGATGTGTTCTCAGCACCTGCGTTTGAGATCAACCTATCAGCAAGTGGTAAGGAGGTAGAAGGTCATGCAGTTCCAAGCTATGATGCGTGTCGATTCATCAGCAAATCAGTTGGTGTAACCCTGCCTGATGGTACAGTGGTCAGTGCAGATGATGCAGAGTCAAAGAAAGCATTGTTTGACTTCCTCAACAGTGAAGAGATCCAAAAGATCAACTCATATCGATATACTCCATGGGATGCCGAGACAGAGGCTAAGGTCAAGGCTAACCTAGCAACATACACAGGAAATGTACCAACAATCAAGTCAGCTGAGTCTGCAGCAGAGGATTTCATTTCATCTGCAAAGACAGTAGAGACACCAACAGTTGAGTCAAAGCCATCAACATCTGGTGATGACCTAGATGCATTCCTTGATGGAATCCTATAAGCACATATCATATAGGTGATATTAATTAGATCAGCAATTATTTTTTCAATAGTTGCTGATTTTTTTATGTAATTAGTTGGTAGATTGAAATAATTATTGTATCTTTATATCAAATAAAAAACACATATATCACATTATGAAAACAACTGTAATTAATGTTCCTGTTGTACCAGGCAACTCTTATGTACTTGTAAAGAATCGTTACATTGAGACAATCATGAACAACATCAAAAGTAAGTTCAGTGATGTCACCACTGATGCTAACCTAGGCTATCTTGTTGCTGTTGATAATAACAAGACCATCATCACATTCAAGGATAATGCAAAATCAAAACAACTGATCGTTCGCGTGTTTGCTATGAGCAGTGATCGTGATAATGAGGTTACTGATATGATCCTAGGAGATATATAATCAAAAATAAGATATATGGAACACATTCTATCTCGCGCAGATTTCCTTGCTGAGTCATCGGAGTCTGAAGACATGAAGCTATACAAGAGAGCAAAGGAAGCATACTACTCTGGTAATCCTATCATGGGGGATGCTGAGTTTGATGATCTTGAGGATAGGCTTGGTCTATCTAACAAAGGGTATATCGGCACTCATCACTCAGCTGAGTATACGATCAAGCATCCTATCATGATGGGATCACTCAGTAAGATACAGATCAAGAACACATCTGATGGTAGTCCTGATTTCTCCACATACATTGATGATCTCAATCGTTACTTCAAAGGTCTCCCTTCGGATGCTCTCATAGAGGTCACTCCTAAGTTTGATGGTTGCTCATGGGAAGCTGTGATCAATGATCAAGGTGATCTACTCAGTGTATCAACTCGTGGTGATGGTCAGTGGGGTAAGGACATCCGTCACTGGATAGATGATAAGATAAGTGAATTGAACATAGATTCTTTTATTGAGAAAGGTAAGAACCTTGTTATTAGAGGTGAAGCTCTAATTAACTTCACTAGGTTCAATGATACACACAAAGATAACTTCACCAATACAAGATCATTTGTTGCTGGTATGTTTGGTCAGAAGTGGGAGTCATCAGCAGAGCAGAAGCGCAATAAAGAAGATATATCCATCATCGCATATGATTTCCGCCTTGTTACTCCTGGTAGCAATGAGTATAAGTGGGTTGATTACAACACCATAAAGAATCAACCATTTGGTTATAATATAATGACGTTCAAGAAGGGTGATCTATCATCCGAGACCTTTGCTGAACTCTATAAAGAGATGGAGTCTGTTAGATCATCACATGAGTTTCCTCTTGATGGTTTTGTTCTCAAGCCAGAGATCCAATACAGAAAAACAGAGAACACAGCTAGACCAACAGACTGTGTTGCTATCAAGTATCTACCAAATATGGTTGAAACAGAGATCACTGATATTGAGTGGAATGTCGGTAAGACACAGGAGATCTTCCCTAAAGCTATCTTCAAGACTGTTGTGATGGATGGTAAAAAGGTGAACAAAGCATCTCTTCATAACTATGGCTACGTCATAGACAACAACATTGGTGTAGGTAGTGTTGTTAAGATCAGCATGGCTGGTGACATCATACCATTTGTGTATAGCATTGTTTCTTCTGGTGGAGACAATAAAGCACCATCTAACGATGTGATTATTAAGGGATCTCATTTAATGCTTGATGCATCTGCCACAAGTAGAGCAGAGTCAAGGATAAAAGCTGGGTCGGATGCCCTTGATATCCGCGGTCTCAAGGATCGAACAATTGATAAGGTACTCCCATCTATCATCGGTGGTGGAGTGGATGTGAACAACATCTTTGATCTCTTCAATGATGATGCTCTTAGTATAATAACGAACATAGGGGGAGCTGCCATATTAAAGGTTGTTGATGAGATAAGGAGTCGCCGATCATCCCTCTCTGTGTATGAGATCATACTGGGTCTTCAATATGAGAGCTGTGGTAAGACACTATCCAAGAAAGCGGCTGATTACATTCAAGGAATTATCTCAGAGGATGATCTCACTGGTGTACCATCGCTGATCAAATCATGGTTATTGAATGATAAGTCTGATCAGAGACAAGAGATAGATAAATACATAAATTTATTCAAAGTCCAGTATGAGAAGAAGACATCATCACATGATTCAGAAAAGATACCTATCATAATGACGGGATCACCTAAGGATTATGGATTCACAACCAAGGCTGATTTTCTGAAACAACATCCTGAGTATGTTGAGACTACTAACTGGAAAGAGTGTAAAATCCTGTTCACAGATGACATAAACAGTCAGAGTAGTAAGATGATGAAAGCATCGAAGCTAGGGATCACTATTCAAGAGTATAAATAAGTTTTAAAGTGGGTTGATTCATGTCAACCCATTTTTGTTTAGAACAATCCACTATCCTCTGTTATAAAGGTAAACTCAAAACCATTAGCCTTGCACCACTCGCGAGCAGCCATCACCTTATGATAGTTCTTGGCATATGCCTCCATGAGGTAGTTATAGTTCTTTATGGTCTTAGGTGTTCGTCTACGAGGCATCACAGGCTTCTGTAGCTGTTGAGTAGGTTTACACTCCACGATATACTTCACAACACTCCCATCCTGCTTCTTGAACATGAAATAAAAGTCTGGATAGTATCGATGAACTTTTTGATCCACGCTATAGAAGTACTTAATGCAAACAGGCTCACTTGACCACTCTATAACAGATGAGTTAAGATCGAGCCACTTCATAAACTTCAGCTCCCATGAGCTCCTATAAATGATCTTATTCAGATCACCAACATACTTATCAGCATGCTTAGGATGATAGTACTCCTGCTTGAACTTACTATTTTTATTAGGTTTTAGAAAATCTTTTACTGAACGCTCCATAGTATACTATATATCTTTTTGAATTTTCTCAGATACGATTTATATTATAATATATCCATTGTTTTGCAATGAGAATGTATTCGTCGCGTAGAAAGAAAAAGTTACAATTGACATCAGAAGATTTAAAGAATGAAATTGAGTAAAAATGCAATATGTTTATAAATTCATATTAAATTCAAATATCGATACAAGGAATGCTCTTCTTGGTTGGTGTCGTGCGTCAAAAAATCTATACAATCAAGCACTCTATGAAATCAAGAAATCACTAAAAGATGAAAACAAATTTTTGTTTTATTCGGATTTGGAAAAAATGATGAAGTCAAAACAAAATCTTGAAGGTGGTATCAATTATCGATTGGTTGGAAAAGCACAGGTTGCTCAACAATGTTTAAAAACATTAGACAAATCTTTGAAGGGATATTTCAAAGCAAACACAGAATACAAGAAGAACCCGTCAAAGTTTTTAGGTAGACCAAAACTTCCGAATTATTGCAAAGAAGATGTTAGGCAACTAATTTTCACGAATCAAGCTTGCTCAATTAAACAAGGAAAAATATTTTTCAATAAAACCACGTCTGTAAAGATTCCTCAATATGATAAATATAAAGATTTGATTTCAAATTTTAACCAAGTTAGGGTGAATCCGAAATACAACGGAGAAGTTCTTGAATGTGAAATTGTTTATACTTTAGAAAATAATTTTGAAGAACTTGACAATACAAGATATGCATCAATAGATTTGGGTGTTGACAATTTAGTTACACTAGTTAATGATTATTCGAAACCAATAATCTATTCAGGAAAACAAATAAAAGCAATTAATCAATATTTTAACAAGGAAATTAGTAGGATTAAAAGTAAAACAAAGAAAAGTCAAAATAAAAATACAAGTAAAAAGTTAGTAGCATTAAATGACAAACGAAATAAACAAATAGATGATATTTTTCATAAAGTAAGTAAGCACATCGTAAATCAATTAGTCAAAAATAACGTTGGTAATTTAGTTGTAGGTTACAACAAAGAATGGAAGGACTCCATCAATCTTGGGTGCAAGACAAACCAGACTTTTGTACAGATACCTTATTTGAAATTGATTAACTATTTGAAATACAAATGTGAAAATGTCGGCATTATTTTTCAAACAAACGAAGAAAGTTATACAAGCAAGTGTGATAGTTTAGCTCTGGAAAAGATTGGAAAACACGAAGTTTATCTTGGTAAACGAGTAAAACGAGGATTATTTCAATCATCTATTGGCAAACTAATCAATGCTGATGTAAATGGAAGTTTGAACATAATGAGAAAAGTAGTTGATGATTCTTATGCAAGTAAGATAATCAATAGTGGTAGGTTGTTCCTACCGTTAAAGTTCAAAAATCTTTACAATTTGAAAACTTTATAAACAAATAATTATAAATTTTAATAAAAATTATAAAATTTGGAACATGGATGACATAAAGGTTAAAATAGAAAACGAGGTTCAGACCATCCTAAATGAGAAGTTTGATAACAGAACAAGGAGAAAGATAAAGAAGTATCCAGACAGACTCAACTTCTGTTGTCCTATATGTGGTGATTCTGTTGATGATGCAACCAAGAGAAGAGGTAACATCTACTTCACAAACATGCGGTATATATGTTTTAACTGTGGATATACTGCATCTGTTGATAAGTTCCTCAAGGAGTTCAACATGTCTCTATCACTAAAAGACATTGAAGTTATTCATGATGTATCAGCAAGACAACAACAATCATCCTCATCCATCAACATAGACTTTCAGTTGTTCAAGCTGATAGATAACTTAGCTATCCCTGTTGATATTATAAAGAAACAAATAGGTCTTATTGAGTGTGGTCAGATGGATTATTTAAAGAATAGATGCATACCATCTCACTCATTAAATAAATTTCTTTATAAGCCAACAACACAAGAATTATTTGTTCTCAATCTATCTCCATCAGGGAAGGTGATAGGTTTTCAGATAAGACAACTAAGTGAGAAGTCACGTAAGGCGAAGTATATGTCATATAACATGGGTAAGATATATGATACATTCTTACTCAAGCCAGGAACAACGTTCAATGATTTTCTTCGATCTAAGCTAGATCAATCAATTGATATTGATACAATAATAAACAAGATCAATCAATTGAGCCTTATATTCAACATTCTCAATGTAACCTTCAACAGACGACTCAACATTGTTGAGGGTCCCATTGACTCAATGTTCTTAGATAACTGTGTTGCACTCTGTGGTGCCAGCCGACTATCTAACTACTTTGATGAGATCGAAGATGTCTGCTATGTATTTGATAATGATGAGACTGGTAGAAAGCATGCATTTGAAAAGCTAGAGAGTGGTAAACGTGTTTTTCTATGGGGTAAGGTTCCACTCAATAACAAGAAGATCAAGGACATCAATGATCTTGTAAAAAACGGATTTAACATTAAAGATATATTCAATGACAATAATACATCTGATTCAACACTTGACTCGATATATATTTAACATCAAGGAAAGATTGTTAAGTATGTTAGAGAAGAACAAGAGGAATATTATAATATGTGGTAAAGGTGGATCTGGAAAGAATTATCTACAAAACATCCTTGTATCTGACTTTGGATATAAGCCACTCTACTTATCAACAACAAGACCTGTTCGACCAAATGAACGAGGTGATGAGTATATATTCCTTTCAGAGGATGAGTTCAACAATATGGATTTTGCTGATATTCAAGTTTATCGCGACTGGTTTTATGGTGTACCAAAAGATGTGATGTCTCCATCTACAAAAAACGTCATCATCCTAACACCACAGAACATCAAAGCACTCAGTGAGAAGAATCCATCATTCCGTCGCATGTGGAATATTATCTATATAACCGCATCTGATGATATCCTCAGAGATCGACTTGAGCAGAGATGTGATCAAGACAGTACTAGTCGCAGGATGGCATCTGATAATATTGATTTCAATGGTTTCGGTGATGTGTGTGATTTTGAGATCAACACACACCTCATCAACACAAACTTCATAGAGAAGTTTCTTAAATTATTAACCCACTAGAAATATTTTGAATTTTTATGATAGTAAAGAATGTTGTAAAGAGAAATGGTACTAAAGAACTATTCGTTATTGAAAAGGTTTTTGGTGCTATCGAGAAGGCTTTTGCTGAGTGCGAAAAGACCATTCCATCTGGTGTATATGATTATTTCAGATCAAAGTACACTTCGGGTGATGAGATTGTAGATGAACTAAGTGTTGAGGACATTCAGGATGGTATTGAGGATTACCTTATGCTCACATACCCATCAGTCGCAAAGAAGTTCATCATCTATCGATATAACCACAAGGTTATTAGAGAGAACAAAGATTCACTTATTCATGGACTAACAAAGAAGCTCATGGCTAGTGAGGTTCAGAACCAGAACGCCAACATAGATGAGTTCTCTTTTGGTGGTCGTATCGGTGAGGCTGCTGGTCTTGTAACAAAGGACTATGCATTGAAGTACTGCATGTCAAAGAAATCAAGAAACAATCACCTTAACAATGAGATCTATATCCATGATCTAGATTCTTATGCTGTTGGATCACACAACTGTCTAAGTATCCCATTTGATCACTTGCTAGAGAATGGATTCAGCACTCGTCAGTGTGGTATCAGACCAGCATCAACAATCAGTGCAGCTCTTCAGCTTGCTGCTGTTATATTCCAGCTTCAATCTCTTCAACAGTTTGGTGGAGTATCTGCAACACACCTAGATCATACTCTTGTTCCGTTCCTAAGAAAATCATTCAACAAGCACTTCAGAAATGGTGTCAAGTACTTTGGTAATAACAAAGAGTGTAAGAAGGCGATCCTTGCAATTGATGATGAATACTATAATCAGTTCGATGAGAAGATATATCAATATGCTCTTGATATGACCAAGAAGGAGACATTCCAAGGAGCAGAGGCTATGTTCCATAATCTCAACTCATTACAATCTCGCAGTGGTAATCAGCTTCCGTTCACATCAATCAACTTTGGTACATGTGCATCTAAAGAGGGTAGAATCATCATTGATAGTCTCCTTGATGCTTGCTTAAATGGAGCAGGTCCACACCACACAACATCTATATTCCCTTGTGTGATCTGGCAATACATGAAAGGTGTAAATGACAAACCAGGAACACCGAACTATGATCTTTATCTAAAAGCCCTTGAGTGTACAGCTAAACGAATTTACCCCAATTACGCTAATGCCGATTGGACAACCAACGTCAACGGCATTAAGCGTGATAGACAATGGAGACAAGACATCATTGATTCACTTAACAATGATCAATACAACACACTCATCAAGAGATTAACAGATAATCCTGAGTTAAAGGATATTCTTCTAATGGATGTACAAGATGATGAGAAGAAGATCACAGTAAGACAAGATGTAATTCCAATTGAGGTGTTCTCAACCATGGGATGTAGAACAGCTAATGGTCAGGATATCAATGGATTAGACTCAATCAAGAACAACATCATGTCTATTATTGAGAGTGGTGAGTTATATGATAATGTTATCTCATCTAATCAGAAGGATGGTAGAGGTAATATCTGTCCTGTAACCATCATCATGCCAACCCTTGCAATGGAAGCAGATCGTGATGTTGAGAAGTTCATGAAACTACTAGACAAGAAGATCCATGAAGCAAAAGATATGTTGATTGAGAGATTTGATTGGATCTGTAGTCAATCACCTATGTCCGCATCGTACATGTGGAATAATGATACAATGGTTGGTTATATACCAGAAGAAGGAATCCGTTCAGCTATTAAACATGGTACTCTTGCAATTGGTCAGCTAGGACTTGCTGAGACTCTTCAACTACTAATAGGAAAGAATCAAACAACTGATGAAGGTATGGAATTAGCAAAGAGAATCGAATCTCTTTTTGCAACCAGATGTAAAGAGTTCAAAGAAGCATACAAGTTAAACTTTGGTGTCTACTACACACCAGCAGAGAATCTTTGCTTCACATCAATGAAGAAGTTCAAAGAGAAGTACGGAGTAATTCCAAATGTATCTGATAGAGACTACTTCACTAACTCAATCCATGTACCTGTATGGGAAGAGCTCACTCCTATGGAGAAGATTGATATAGAGAGTCAACTAACAGGATATTCATCAGCTGGGTGTATCACATATGTTGAGTTAGACTCAGGTGTCAAGCACAACATAGAAGCAATGGAGAAGATCGTGAACCATGCGATGAACAAAGACATACCTTATTTCGCTATCAATGTACCTATTGACACATGTGAAGATTGTGGCTATACTGATGAGATCGGAGAGTGTTGTCCTGAGTGTGGTGGTAAGCACATCACAAGACTAAGACGAGTAACTGGATATCTATCAAGCAGTTATGAGAACTTCAACCAAGGCAAACAACGTGAGGTTGAACATCGTGTAAAACACGTGAGAACAATAAAATAGAAGAAATGATTAGATGAGTATGAGATTCAATGCTATCACATATCCAGAAACAGCAAATGGTGTAGGTCTTCGTGTTTGCTTGTGGGTTTCTGGTTGTAGTCATCACTGTCCTGGTTGTCATAATCCACAAACATGGAGTTTTGAATCAGGGAGAATCTTTGATGAGACAACACAGAACACCCTATTCGATCTTGTATCGAATCCAGACATAAAGGGCCTTACCATTACAGGTGGGGATCCGCTAGATTCATATCATGATGTAGTTCGTCTGTTAAAGGCATTCAGAAAGAGATTTGGATCAACAAAGGATATCTGGCTATATACAGGCTATACATACCCACAGGTGGATGCCAAGTTCTATGAGATATATCAATATGTAGACTATCTTGTAGAAGGCCCATATATACGAGACCAGAGAGATACCTCGTTATCGTTCAGGGGATCAAGAAATCAATCGATTATCGATTGTAAGAACATGGAAGTTGTTGATTTTTAAAAAAGAGAGGGTGATTGTAAAAGATCACCCTTTTTACTCTACTTTCACCTTGTCTGATACTATTGCTTTAGATAGCTCAACAGTTGGTTTAGATGTTGATCCCAATAGGTATGGGTGAGTATGTGTATTAAATGCATTAATAAATGCTTCACTCTTAATTATTCCGTCTGTTGCGTTTTCACCTAGCTTTATTTTTGATGCATCCAGTACAACCTCACTATCAGCTTTTATCTCTATTTTACTTGAAGATAGATCAATGGTTATTTTATTTTCTCCTGATGATATGTTAACCTTATTATCAGAATCGATCACAACATGTGATTCGCCCCTAGGTGTCTTATAATCAATGCAGAACCCAGTACTATCCATGAAGTATACTTTGATATACTCACCATCTCTATAATTAGACGTCTTTCCTTTATCATCAACCTCAGATCCTAGTACATTATCATACAATAGGACTGATGCATTTTGATAGTCGCTAGAATTGTTTTTGAAGTACTCCTGTAGCTCAGTATTCATGTATATCGTCTCTCCATAAATACCAGTATAGTTATCTTCTGTTGTAACAGACACAACATCTCCTAGCTTAGGCAAGCTAAAGTTCCCATTGTTTGCCATGTTACCATTGCGAAACCAAGGAAGATCATCATCACCTATGATATAATTACCTTTATCATCCTTTTGTGTGTGTACACCAAGCACTCTAACCTTCACACGACCAAGATAGTCTTGATCTAAATTATCCACAACAATACCTAGCTTTTGCATCTATTATCTTTTTAAATTTCTATATATATTATACTTAGAGTGTATATATCAATAAAATGAAAGTGAAGATGAAGAATATAAAACCATTTGATGAGTTTGTACTCAAGAAGAGTCATGGTGTCAAGGGTGATGGTATCAACCTATCAGACGATCACAAAGTTAAGAAACAAGACCTAATCATTGCAACAGATAAGACTATCAGGGACATAGTTAGAGATGAGATAAAGATGAGAGGTAAGAATGCAGACCTCAATCACATAGATGTATCAGGTGTAACTAACATGTCGCAAGTATTCTCAAAAACAGACTTCTGTGGTGATGTATCTCAATGGGATGTATCTAATGTAACA